TAAAGGTTAGCACTTGTAGCTATACCACTTAGTTTAGTTTGTTCAGCATCACTGAACTCGTTTGTATCTGCATTAGCTTCATAAGCTGTTTTAATCTCAGCATTAGTTTGGTCTGCTGTAGCAGATGTTTCAATATTTGTTAATTTGGTATAGAAAGCCGATGTAAAGTTCTTCTCAGTTAATCCCGCATCTCCTACTGAATATGTAGTATCATTATCAGCTGCCCATATGGCAGTACCTGACGATGAATACTTTAGGAACTGACCCGAAGATCCCCCAGTAGGGATGTGTTTATCACCTGCACCGACTGGGTGAACGTAAAGGTTAGCACTTGTAGCTATACCAGCTAACTTAGTTTGTTCAGCATCTGAGAATTCATTAGTATCTGCATTAGCTTCATAAGCTGTCTTAATCTCAGCATTAGTTTGATCTGCTGTAGCAGATGTTTCAATATTTGTTAATTTGGTATTTAAAGCTGATGTAAAGTTCTTTTCAGTTAATCCAGCATCGCCCACTGAATACGTAGTATCAGTAAATAATGCACTTGCTGGTACATCTGTTAATACTCTTGAATTAGCTACTTTACCAGATAAGGCAGTTGTAATTGTAGCTGCGTAGTTAGCGTCATCGCCAATTGCATCTCCTAATTCTTGTAATGTGTCTAATGCTGCTGGTGCGGCTCCAATTAAATTAGATATTGCAGTATCTACATATCCTGGAGTTGTCTTAGCATCTAAGGCTGTCTGTAATCCTGTTATAACACTTATAGCATGATTAGATGGGTGAGTATATACAGTATCATTATCAACTGCCCATGCTGCAGTGCCTGATGACGAATACTTTAAGAATTGTCCTGAAGCTCCTCCAGTTGGTATATGTTTATCCCCTGCACTTGTTGGGTGTACATAAAGGTTAGCACTTGTAGCTATACCACTTAGTTTAGTTTGTTCAGCATCACTGAACTCGTTTGTATCTGCATTAGCTTCATAAGCTGTCTTAATCTCAGCATCAGTTTGATCTGCTGTAGCAGCTGTCTCAATATTTGTTAGTTTAGTATCTAAAGCGGTAGTAAAATTCTTTTCAGTTAAACCGCCATCTCCTACTGAATACGTAGTATCATTATCTGTTGAAGATAAAACTCCTGCACCATCTATGCTTAGATTGGTGCCAACTTTTATACCGCCTAATGTACTTGCTGCGGCCGTTGGTAGAGAATATACTGGAACATTATCTAAATGATCTAATAGTACATCACCATCGGACTCTAACAGATCTGCTAGTCTTCTTGCGTTACTCATTTAGCTAACCTCGCTTTGATTTCCTTGGCCGTATCCACCCAAATAGTATTAATTGTACTCATTTATAAATTCTCCTATGCCCAAGATAACGAAGTTGCGTGTACTCTTGTTTCTTTACTAGCACTTTGATTATGTGTAGTAACCTTATATTTCATACTAGTTCCTGCAGGTTGAGCTGAGATATCTAGGTTATGAAACGCTAGCACTTTCTTACTAGAACCCCAAGAGCCTTCATCAGTAAGAGTGCCCTGAGTCCAAGTAGTACCCCCGTCTCTTGATACATAACCTTTAATATCTGTATTAAGTGTAGCAGTACCAGTAGAGTCCTCAATCATCATAACAATATCACCTGTAGTAGGTGTAGCATCCGCTGCAGTTGCTGTAGATTGTAAAGTTAAATTAGCTGTTGAGTAAGTAGTAAATAAGTTAGTAGTATATCTAACTAAGATTACACCTGTACCACCGCCACCTGCTGAATCATAAGAAGATGCACCACCGCCACCACCGCCACCTGTATTAGCAGCACCTGGAGTTCCCCACTGACCTCCACTACAACCTGAATTACCTGCGTGACCCGCTCCGCCATTACCACCACACTGGTGATTACCGCCACCACCACCGCCAAATACACCACTAGCGCCAAAACTACTAAATGCCGAATGACTTGTTCCGTTAGGACCTACGCCACCGTGGATTGCTCTTGAGCCACCTGATCCTGTCATGCCGAAAGCTGTGCTTGACTGCCCATCATTCCAAGCAGTACCACCTGCTCCGCCATTGCCTACATCCATAGTATATGTTTGTGCTGTAACTGCTCTATTAGAGTCGTAACTTTGACTACCGCCACCGCCGCCATCACCAGGACACTGACCCGTATGACAACTTCTACCCGAACCGCCACCACCTACAACTAGTACAGTTATATTTGCTGACGAAGGTGCTACAAAAGAACCATCACCTGTAAATGCGTGGTAAGTATACCCGCCACTGTATGTTATTGTTCCGCCCGTGGCATCACCTGATACTGATGATTGACCTTTATAATGCCCGCTTGATAAGCTGTGATTAGTTGAAGTACTTGTATCAATACCAGTAGCATCAGTAAAAGTATCCACTACTGAATCAACCATATTAAATACTGCTTTAGAGTTATCGGCTGCCCTATGAAATGCTAACAAAGCAATATTTGTTTCTATGTCTGTAAGCTTTCTCGCGCTATCCGCCATCTTAGAGTCAGTTATTGCACCATCCGCCATCTTAGCTTCAGTTATTGCACCATCCGCCATCTTAGATTCAGTTATTGCACCATCTTTTACTTTATCGATTCCTAAAGAACCATCAATTACTAGCCATTAGATACCTCCTTTAGGGTACTTATCCTTAGTGAGTTGTATAGTAGCCTTCCATCCGTCAATCCCGTTATGGAATATATCATCCAGTTGGTCTGCTATTGCTGGATAGTCTGTTACTCTATCTCTAGCGTATTGTTGAGAGTCGTACTCTGCTTTAATCAAGGATACATCTAATGCAACATTATTACCCGTAGCATCAGTTGCCGAATATGTACCATCTGTTTCGAATAGTATATTGACCACGTTAGGGTATATATTTCTAATTATTTTATCTAAAATCACGCCCCTACCTCCGTAGCAATCATTTTGTGTGAGAAATCATTTGGACCTACATTAACTGCATCCGAACCATTAGCTGATTTGAAATAAAGCTCGTATTCGGTCGCACTTGTTGTAGCAGGCGAGTCTAAGATTGAGCCATTTAAAGGCTGCCATCCTGAAGAGGCATCATTACTTATCTGGTGCACCACTCCTATACTTGCACCTGCTCGGTACAAAGCAAGTATTAAAGTTCCCCCAACATTGTGATTGTAACCTGAGTGCCATACAACCAAAACTTTACTAGATGTACTGGATGGTGTGATAGTAACTTTAAGCCCAGTCGCTTGATATGTGGATGATGTTGTAGATGCTTGAACAGCTATTGAACTTTGAACAACCTGCAACACCTTACCACCAGCAGGTAAGCCAGTTAAAGCACTACCATCAATAGCAGGTAAAGCACCTGTTAAGTTCCCTGCTGGAATAGAGGTTAGACTTGCAGCGGATAATGCTGGTAAAGCACCCGTTAGCTTACTTGCTGCAAAACCCCCTGTTCCTACAATATCGTTATTGATAGTAATATTACCAATACCCGTTGTGGTTTCTATCTGATCTACTTTAATTTTACTAGCCATAATTTATCCTTTAGGGTACTTAGTTTTAATCTCGTTGATTGAATCTACCCAAGTAGTAGTGCCATGTTGTCATCGAATTGCATCTCCCACTGGTTAAGTTTGTCGTATTCTTGTTTGCGACTTCTTGCGTAGGCTAGGCTGTCGTATTCTGTTTGCCATACAGTATGTGCTGCTTCAATATCTGCTACTGATGGTTGTGGTTGGTCACTGTTCCATTCTTTAATGTAAGTACCCTTACCATCTGAATCGTCTTGTAACTTGAAGTTATCATCTGAGAAGCCTAATTGTATTAATCCATTATATGTAATCATCTTATACTCCTGCTAACTTGAAGCCAGTAAAGAAGGTTTGAGCTGCTGAAGTATTAACACTATGACCTTCATAATGCCACACATAAATCTCTATATAATCCCCTACTGCTAATGCTATATCTAGTGATGTCGTATATTCAGGGTCTTGATAATACCCAGAAGCAGTATCTCCGACATAAGTGTTCATACCACCTCGTGTAACAGAACCATTCTTATAAAATCTCAGTTCACTACGATGTCCAGTTATGTTTGCATCAAATCTTGAAAATCCTATACCTGCTGTTAAGTGATATTTACCGCCTTCCCCACTTGGAACTGTAAATCTGTAATTAGTTGTTGAATCAAATGCTGAATCTGTATCCCAGTTCTCCGAGCCTATTGTTATTTTAGTCCATGTATTAGTGGAAATAGACTGAACAGAACCGTGATAAGCACTAAAACTTTACCACCACCAGGTAAGTTAGTCAGACTAGCACCTGAGATAGCAGGTAAAGCACCTGTTAAGTTCCCTGCTGGGATAGATGTTAAAGAAGCACCACTGATAGCGGGTAAAGCACCTGTTAAGTCTGCTGCATCTAATGTAATAGTACCAGCGCTTCCTGATGCTAGGTCTAATGTAGTTCCTGAACCGATTGTTATCTTATTACTACTTGTAAGATCTGATAGTAGAGTTCCTACTGTTATTGTTCCTGCCATATTACACCACCGTCCAACTACCTAAAACCGTTACAATATATGTATCTGCTACCGTAATAGGTCCCCCAGATACACCGTTTGTAGTAGCAGGAATAGTTATATTCTCACTAATAGTTTGATTATTTGTTTTAATAACATGACCAGCACCTAGTCCTGTGGAATAAGCAAGACCATCTGATGCTAATCCTGTGATATTTCCATCTCCGTTAATTACTACTGACATCAGATAACCTCCTTCCAATTAGTCGTTGCTTCATCCCACCTATATTCTTTTCCATCATCTACAATATCTACTGGAGCATTCCACCCACAAGTAGTCTCGTTAAAAACCCAACTAGTAAAAGGTTGGGGTGCTATAAAAACATCTTTTATTGAATCGTATGTAAATCCTATACCAGCATAATTTTTTCTTATTGAGCCAGTGTAAGATGTCTGCACCCAAAAGCCTGTTAGTGTGTCAATAAAGTCTTGTTCTGCAACAATAACTTCTGTGACAATATCGTTTTCTATTTTTGCGTAGTGTGACATATTAACTCCTATTGAAACTTGTATCTTAAAATCACAATGCCAGAACCGCCAGCTGCACCATTTGGACCAGAGGAAACTTGGTTATAACAACCACCTCCGCCGCCTGAGCCTGTATTAGTTGTACCAGCCACTGCATTTAAATTTGCAGTATAACCGCCAGCACCATTACCACCACCGCCAGCTCCACCTCGACCTGTAACAGTACCAGTAGAGAAGTTATTTCCTCCTGCTCCACCCCCAGCTCTTGTTATTGCTGTACCAGTTATAGAAGAAGATTTACCGTCTGCTCCATGAGCGCCTTGATAGCCCCCACTCTCAGCTCCTCTATATTGAGCACCACCGCCACCGCAGCCACCTTGACTGTACTGATTAAATCCACCACCTGCCCATCCTTGACCTGATGTTCCAGCACCGCCAACTGCTTGTCTGCCGCCTCCTCCACCAGAACCGCCAGAACCTCCGTTATTATTTTCAGTATTTCCCCGGCCACCGCCAATAGATGTAATTGTGCTAAATATAGAGCCGCCACCTGGGGTACCGGCATTATTTCCAGTACCACCAGCACCACCAGCACCTATACTGACTGAGTATGCAGTAGCAGTAACAGTGAAATCTGTGGCTGTTCTGTAACCGCCAGCACCACCGCCACCACCATAACTATAACTAGCACCACCGCCACCGCCGCCAATAACTAAATATTCAACAACATCTGGGGCTGAGGTCACTGTAAATGTACCACTAGATGTAAAAGTGTGAACTTTGTAATCACCATCAGTTGTAACTGTACCACCTGTAGCAGTACCAACTCCTAGACCGGTGATTAACTGCCAACCTGTGCCATTCCATTTAAAATTAGTACCCCCGTAAATATGAACGTCATTTACTGAGGGGGATGTAGGAAAAGCGGCCATCAGATTTGTAACCAAAGGTCAGATGTACCATCATTAGTACGCATATATAATTTCTCGTTTGTTGTATCATGCCACTTATCTCCTACAGAGGGAGAAGAAGGAGCTGTTCCTGATGAAGTATGAGAAGGACCTGCAGAAATACCTGTTAAAGCGGAGCCATCACCTGTAAAAGATGTAGCAGCTACTGTACCAGTAACATCAATACCTGATGAGGTTGTGGCTAGTTTAGAACTATTATCATAAAATAATTTCACATCAGCATTAGCGATACAATCTATATATTTTTCCCCAGTGGAAGAATCCATAACTAAATTCGTACCACGTAAGTATAAACTTCCAGTACCTACATCACTAATATAACTCGCAGAACCATCGTGATAAATCTGTAAATCATCACTTGTGCCGAGCTGAATCTTAACATTATCATTCAAGGTGAAACTGCCAGTCATCGTACCACCAGCTTTAGGTAATGCAGCACCAGCAGTTGTAGTTGTTGAAGTTAGAGTTGAATCTCTTGATGCTATATCTACACCATCTACTGTACCTGATACAACTACATTACCAGTAACATCAATACCTGTTGAGGTTGTGGCTAGTTTTTGTGAGTTGTCGTGGTAAAGTCTTACATCACTGTTATTATTACAGTCTATGTACTTTTCCCCTGAGTCATTTCTTAGTATTAAACTCGCAGCATCAATATATAAGTTACCTGTACCAACATCCTTAATAAGACTGTTACTACCATCGTGATAAATCTGTAAATCATTACTATCACCAAACTGTGCTTTGACGTTGTCTCTTAAAGATAGGTCGCCAATTAATATGCCACCTGCTAGAGGTAGTTTGGTGCTGTCTGTGTGTACTAGACCAGTTAGAGCAGACCCATCAAGAGCCGGTAAAGCACCCGATAACTTAGTAGAATCTAAAGAGCTTCCTTCATTTAATAAAGTGCCTGAAGAGTCTGGTAAGGTGCTAGTTCTGTCAGTACCCGTATTAGGAGCCTGTATGGTTAATATCCCATCTCCACTAGCATTACCTTGAATTATAATTTTTGCCATTTTTTAGTCTCCTAAGGGGCTGTACCTAATAGTGTACCGTTGGAAGAGAAAGATACTGTAGCGCCATTTAGCGCTTGTACATAGTACCCAGCAGCTCCCGCATCATGAGGGGCCCCGTAAGTGCCCCCAGCTTCACCCCAGCCTCCACCAGACTGTCCACCATTACCTCCGTGAGAGCCGCCAGCTCCGCCAGAAGAGCCTCGGGCGTACCCTTCGCCATTTCCTCCATACTTACATAACCCGTAGGAGCCTCCATTACTATTACCGCCACCGCCACCTCCGGCACCATAAATAGTACCAGAGCCATTGTCTACAGTTACTGTATAGGCGCCATCTAATGTTATACCATTTCCTCCATGGCCACCCTTTCTCCAGTCACAATAACCTTCGGCACCTCTACCAGATCCGCCTTTTATAGTACCTGTATTTATAATATTAAATACAGTATTAGCGTCAAATGAAGCTATCGTAATAGCAGAGGGAGCTTTATATCTAGGGTTGTCAGCATTACTGCCTCCAAAAGTACCACTAAAGGTTACATTAATAGTAGACATTATCTCTATACTATTAGCATCCATATATGTCTTTAAGTCAAAGTCAACATTAGTACCTGTGACAGTAAATTCAGCGGCATTGGATTTACCTCTACCATGGAAAGCTATTTTCATCTCCCCCGATGCCTGCTTAAATAGTCCTCTTACCGCAGCACTATTCATACTGATCTCATCTGTTCTATTATTACCTAGTTCTACATTAACATCACCTAAAGAAATAGCCCCAGAAGTTTGTAAACCCATTATTTTTTCTCCAATATCTCAATCTTATCAGAAAGTTCCTTAATTGCTTCAATTAAAAGTGCATGTAAAGCATCATACTGTACAGTCTTATATTTAGTAGTTTCATCACCAGTTTGTAGAGGTAGTGCTTTTTCTTTAACAGCTTGAGGAAGTACTTTTTCTACTTCTTGAGCTATAACACCTGCAGAACGTTGTCCTGATGATTTTATAGTAAACTCAACACCACGAATATCTTTAATTTTATCCAGTGCATTAGTTACTGTAGTAATACCTGTTTTTAAACGTTCATCGGAAGGAATAGTAGTAGAGTACGCTATAATATCACCGTCAGCATGGAAATCGCCATTATTTGCAATTCTGGCTCTGTGGGCAGAATTACAATGAAAATCAATAACAGAATTATCAAGATAAATATAATCACCATCATCATATCTAAACTTACCTGTGCTTGATGTAACCGTACCAGTAACATCAATACCAGCAGAAGTTGTTTCAATTTTCTCAGAACCGTTATGATAAAGTTTTACTGCACCATCTTTAATAAATCTACCCATAAATTCAGCGTTACCGCCAGAATTAATATTTACTTCCGTACCATTAGTAGTATCAATAATAAGGTTTCCAGTGCCATTATCTTGAATCCAAGAATGAGAGCCATCGTGATATATCTGTAAGTCATCACCTGTACCTAACTGAATCTTAACATTATCATTCAAGGTGAAGCTACCAGTCATCGTGCCACCTGCTAGAGGTAACTTAGTTGCGTCTGTTGGAGAGCCCCAAGAACCATTATACTGTAAGAACTGACCACTTGTACCAGCAGAAGGGACTAAACCTGAATTACCTTCTGGAATAGTTACCGCGCCGGTACTACCATTAACACTAAGTACCAAATCCGTAGGGGTTGCTAACAAAGTGAAATCTGCTATTGTACCAGCAGAACCACTATTTTTTACATAACTCTTATTCTCATCTGATCTAATTACTACATCGCCTTCCTGAGTAGTTAAAGCTAACTGAGCTGCCTCATTTGCAGCAGTCTGAACTGTTGTAAGTGCTATAGCTCCTATAACAGAATTGGCTAATTTGCCGCTTCCATCCAATATAGGAATATTGCCCGAGCCTGTGCCTGTATTTTTAGTAGCCACAGTACCTAGACCTGCACGAGGCAGGGTTAAATTAATGTTACCGCTCCCATCCTCTGCATTTACTGTAATTGAGCCGGAGCTACTGTTTATTTGAATTGGCATAATTTCTCCTTAAAGTTGTTTACCTGATTGGTATGTATTCTTAACTACTAAATTACTAGAAGTTGGAATTGTTAAAGTAATAGTATCTGTTATTATAGTGCTGCTTCCAGTAGTATATTCAGTATTTGTATCTAAAGTAGTGTTAGCGTTTATAGTTTTACTAACCCACCCTCCTAAATTAATAGTAGGATCTAACTTTGATTCAGTAATAGTACCATTTAAAATATGGGATGCTGTTACTGCATCATCTGCGATCTCTGAACTACCAACTGCATTATCTGCTATCTCTGTAGAAGTAATAGCATTAGCTGCTATCTCTGAGGTACCTACTCCACCTGTAGAAATAGACACACCATCATCAGTATAATCATCGTCATCGTCGAATATATCTTCTGCTCTCTTAAATGCAGAATATCCATGTAGTGCCGAAAAAACTAACCATTTAGCAACTGTAGGATTAAAATCAGCGTGATCAGGATCTAATGTAGTATCTGGAGCAGGGTCATGTATCTCTTGCTTGAACTTAACTTTCAGTGCCGTTTCATTATCAAATGCCTTACCAACCCCGATCAAAACATCAAACATCTTTTTAGGGGTCTTGCCTTTTTTACGCTTCCTAAATGATGGCTTGCCGCCTTTTATTGATACTTTATGATTATCACCAACCCATAGACTATTGCTAGATACGTATAAATCTCTTATTTTCTTTTCTGATGAACCTATGTCATAAGCAGCGTCAGTATCGGGTACAATACCGCCTCTCATAATACCAGAGGTAAAGTCAATGTCACCAACGACTAAATTAATACCAGTAGCTAACTTATCTGCTGTAATAGTGCCGTTTAAAATATCTGCGGCTACAACAGTACCATCTAGTATTTTTGCGGAAGTGACCGCATCATCTAATATATCATCTGATTCTACTGAACCAGTAGATACTGATATAGGTTGGGATGAGCCTATATAGCCAGCCATTACGGTGTAATCTCCATTATAGATATGTGAGCATCTAAAGAAGATGCCGTATCACTCTTAACTTTAATTATATCCCCGACTTGTAGTACTATTTTACCATCAATAAAAGATAGTGCAGTACCTGAAGGTATAGGAGTATCTTCTCCTATTAGATTAATAATAACACTACTAGAATCTGTTACAGTAACAGTAGCAGCAATTGTAGAAGTTCCTACATTTGATACTACCCCTCCAATCATAACAGTTGCTGTTACGGGAGATGTTACAGTATATACAGTTTCAAATGTTGTACCTACCGAGTTTTTTGTGTGTCTTTTAAATGTATTTGCCATAAGTTATCCTAATGCGATTGCCATTGATATAGCTAAATCTTCTGCTATAGTTACAGTTACGTGGGTGCTAGTTTTATTTTCCCATTTTGTTGTGGCACTATTATACGTTAAAACCTGATCATTCGCCAGGCTGCTTATACTAGTATCATCTTGGGAGGAAATAGTCCTTGTAGTTAATTCTAAAATATTGCTAGAAGTATCACGGACATAGATTTTTTTGTCTACTAAGTTGACAGCGATCTCCCCTGCATCGAGGTTAGCTGTAGTAGGAACGTTTCCTGCGGACGCAGAACGTTTAGGTTTGATTTTTAAGGCCATAAGGCTCTCCTTTATTACTTGCTATATAGCTGGAGCTCTGAAAGGGCTATATAGCCCCCATTTGAGAATATTTTTTTTATTTATGGTCTAAATTATACCAAAGTTTGACAAGGTTGTCAAGGTATAAATTTAGTAGGTACCACCGTCTAAAGTATTAGTCCATTCTGGTGCTGTTGCACCACTATTCATTATCATTATTTGTCCAGCTGTACCTTTGTCAAGCTTAGAAATGGTAGTAGAACCAGATGCATACATCATCTGTCCTGCCGTGAAGCTAGAAATGCCTGTACCACCAAAGCCTACACCAACTGTAGAGCCTGCCCAAGTACCAGAAGCAATTGTACCTACAGAAGTAAGACTAGATCCAACTACTGCAGAACCTAATGCTGTTGCTGTTAAGGTAGATACATTATTGACTTTGAATACTTTTCCAGTAGGAACGTTAACATCTTGGTTTAAAGTCCAGTTATCAGTAGCATTATCCCAAACAATAGATTTATCAGTAGTACCCTTAAGAGTAATACCACCACCATCTGCAGTTGCGTCTGTTGGACTAGCTGTAGAGCCTAATTCAATATTCTTGTCATCTACAGTTACTGTAGTTGAATTGATTGCAGTTAAAGTACCATCTACTGTTAAGTTTCCGGTTACATCTAAGTTTCCACCTACTGTAGCAGCTCCTGCTACGGCTAAACTTGTTAGCGTACCTACTGAAGTAATATTGGCCTGCGCTGCAGTTATTACAGTTCCTGTTAAGTCACCAGCTACATCACCAGTTAAATCACCAGTTACATTACCCACTACATTACCAAGTACATTACCAGTTAAAGCAGCTGTAATAGTTCCTGCTGCAAAGTTACCACTTCCGTCTCTTGAAACAATAGTACTATTTCCAGCAGCTGCTGTAGCATTTGATGTTACAGTAAATGTTCCACCTTCAGCACTTAAAGCCCCAGATAAACCTACACCTGCAACAGCAGCGGCACCTACAAAAGTACCGGTAGTATCAGTACCTAAAGCTACTGAGTTTGCTTGAATAGTTGATACACCTGCTGCATTAATTAATACATCTCCAGACATTGCAACTGATTGCCAAGCTGTACCATCTGCTACTAAGAATCTTCCTGATGTAACAGTATCTGATCCGACATTGTCCATCTCAGAAAGACTATTAGCACCAAGATATTTAGCTGCAATTTTCTTAAATGCAGTTGCTGAATTGTCGTAAATTAGTACATAGTCATTATCTCCATCAGGATTAGCTGCTAAAGCGGTTTGACCTGTGATAACATCTGTGTGTACCATTGCTTTCTGTACTGCATTCGCCTGAATAGTAGCATTAAGAGTTGCACTTGCTAAATTAGTGAATGTAGCCGTACCACCTAGGTCTCCACTAAGAGTGACTGCTGGGCTAATATTAGGACTTAACGTCATAGCAGCATTACCTAAGTTAGTTAGAGTAAAGCTACCTGTCATTCCACCAGTAACAGTTACTGTAGGATCACTAACATTTAAGTCTAATGAGTTATCTGCATCGTCATAAGTGACTGATATACCACTCTGGGTACCAGCACTGAACATAGCACTAACTGCATCTGAAATGCCCTCTGTACCGCCAATAGTATGAATACCACTGCCGGATTTACCGATATATAATTCTTTCTTATATTCATTATAGGCTAATTCGCCTTCGGATAGTGTTGGTGCTCCAGAACTCGAGTTCAGAGCTCTTTTGATTTTTATTGTGTTTGCCATTTAAAAGTAACCTCCATTTAAAGTTACATCAGTATACTCTGAAGTATCTGAACTTTCCGATAGTTGTGCATCTAGGGTTATTTCTTCCCAGGTTGTATTTCTATAAACCATTAGTTTATTATCGGTTGTGTTATACCATAAATCTCCTTCTTGAAGATTTACATCTGATACAGCCGGAGCTGCTGATTGTACGAATTTTTGATCCGCGATTTGATGCAGGGCATCCTGCACGTTTGAAGCTGTTATAGAGGGGATAGAGCTGGGGTCAAAACTTACTGCATTGGCCGCGTTTCCTATAGTAGTACTTGTTGTTACTACAATAGCTCCTGTCTCCTCTACTGTGACTGTTATATTAGACATTATACGGTTACCTCAGGGGAAATAGTTACACTTCCTTGAAGAAGCCTAATAACTACTCCCGTACTCGATTCCATCTCGCAGTCCCATACATAAGTAGTTGCAGGATCTAATCCTGCACACTGAGCTGCAGATAATGATAGCTTAAATCTACCACTTGCTGCTACTAATATAGAGGCTGTAAAAGATACTGGATTATCATCATAATAAGACTTAGCAAGCATAGCTCTAAATGAGTACCCAGTTAAGTCCATATCAGTACCCGCCGGCTGGTCTACGCCCAGGGTCAACTCAAAGGTGCCGCCCTGTTCAATAGCTATATTGTGAATACCTGCCGCCATAGATAAAATCCTTAATTAAAAAACCTCGTACATATAGATTTTACTCTTGTACGCTTTATATTGATTAAAAGGTTTACACTAAATTATTTTAATGACCTTTTCTTATATGTTATTATATCAAATTCCAGCAAAAAAGTCAAGATATAAATTTTTTATGTACCTTTTAATTCCTTAATCTCTAGTGCTTGCTTTTCTACCATATCTTTTAGCTCTTTAATAGCTTCAATATATAGTGAATGAAGTGCATCATAATCTACTGTTTTATATAGAGTATCTTCTTCCCCTGTTTGTAAAGGTAAAGCTCTCTCTACAACTGCTTGAGGTAGTACTTTTTCTACATCTTGTGCGATTACTCCCGCACTACGCTGTCCATTATTCTTACGAGTAAACTCAACTCCTTTTAGTTTAGTAACTTTGTCTAATGCACTAGTTACTGTAGTAATACCTGTCTTTAGTCTCTCATCTGAAATAGTTGTAGAATTAGCAATTACAGTACCGTCTACGTGTAAATCTCCGTCTGATTCTAATCTCATTTCCTCATTGCTATTTACGAAAAAAGAAGTATGTGTATTGTTAGTCCAGGTAATATAATCACCTGAATCAAGGCCAATATGAGTGACATCCCTTAAATCTGGTTCTACTGAGAAAGTAGTGGTAGTAAGATCTAATCCCGTGCCTGCCGCATATGTAGTACCTAGTGTTACAAAACTAGTTCCATCATGTACTTTTAGAAGAGTATTTGCAGTGTCGAACCAAAGTAGTCCTGCTGCCGGAGTAGGTGTAGTAGGGGCTGTTGCCTTACTATTACAACTTTTAATAGCAGAAAATGCACTATTAAGGTCTGTTCTAGTTGATGGAAATGATTGATTTGCTATGTTATAATCGTGTTCTGACATAATTTAATATCCTGTACTTGTCCAATTGAATGTTTTTTGCGTAGCAATATTGCTACTATTATAAAAAGTGATGGTAAATCCTGCATTATTACTGCTACTTATAGTCCAATAATCTCCAGTATCTGCATCTTGTAAGGTTACACCTATCGTTGGGGTTGCCTTGAATGGGCCAGTGTATGTAACTACTTCAGTACCGTTATTAGTACCAGAACTACTTGTTACTGCTGTAGCTCTCTTAATTGTATCTGGCATATCTATAGTTATAGATAAAGCATCTACTTGTACATTATGAGTAGTATTAGAACTAGTTAATTTCATTCTAAATTCCATACCTCTAGCGTAGTAATCTCCTACTAACATAGTTGTCCAAGTACCCCATGTAGGGCTTGCTCCAGGATCATCTGTAGTTATTCTTATCTCTACAGATGCATTAGCATCTGATATATCTGTACCATCAAACTTTCCTGACTTAGCGTCAAAGTCGCCTGCTGCTAAGTCAAATAAGTCTTTTACGGATACTGCAGTACTAGAGTAGGAAGCTGTTACACGACTAGTATACACAGCTCCTAAATCTATTGCTTGATCTGTAAAGTAATAATATCCAAAAGTAGGAATATCTCCTTCTATTTTATAGTTAGCCTGATCAGTTTGCCCAAATATATTATCTACTAATACCAAATTACCATAAGAATCTACTGTAGAACTTGTAGTTACGAATGCTGTATCTAAGTTTCTAATAATTCTATTACCATGGGTACTTGTTGTAAAAGTTACCCCAGTATCTCTAAGAACCTTATTAGGAACTTCTATTCTGTAGGCATCCCCTTCATAACCTGTAAATATATCAGAAGATAATGTCAATCTAGTAGTACTTACAAAAGATGTAACCGTAGCTGTAGTACTATCTGTAGTATTTCTAACAATTTTACCTACATATTCAGTAGTAAAAGTAGCATTATCGTCTTCTAAAGTATTAGTGGTATGTGCACTATCATCCAGGTTTCCTGATCTAGCGTCCCAATTACCTGAAGCTGAGTCTACCCAATCTACTGCAATATACCCACTTCCTGTAGCATAATAAGCATCATGCTTTCCTGTTGCTAGACTTGCGGAAGCTAATTCAATGGTGCTATCACTTGTATCAAAAAATATATTAACAGTATCGGAATCTTTAACACCTTTATCTGCTGTATCACTTCCGAATAATGTATGCTGTGTAGAAGTATACACTGCATTTAGGTTTAGAATATCTGCTACATTTGATATAATATACCCTGCATTGGCAGATTCATTGCCTGAAGAGTCTAGTGCTTTTATTAGGTATGATCCAGACATAAGAGGTACATAGAAATTATCTGTGTTACCTGCTACTGATTTAGTAATATCTGAAGATCCGGACCAGGTCACACCACTAGTTTTACTAGTATGTCTTATCCAATAATTACCACCATTTAGTACATCTAAATCAGTTACTGGAGTCCATGTCAAATAAGCTTTGGAACCTTGGGCAACCATATTAAAGTTAGTTACGTCTTCTGGAGCATATAATTTGCCATATATTTCAGCCTCTATACTGGCATAGGGGGAATATATCATTAGAAAATTCTCCTTGTCTTAACTCGAAACTCTAGTGTACCTGCTGGAGCATCATCTATTACTGTACTCTGCGCTGAAGTCTCACCAATAGAGGTCCAGTTTGTAATTGCCGGCGCCTTTCTTCTCCATTCAACATAGTATGAGGCAATATATGGATAAGTAGTTGAAGTACCTGCAGTTTTTGGGGCATCCCAAGAAAATTCTGCTCTATTTTTAACATTACCCATTGAATCAATATACAGTTCCTCGCTAATAGTTAAGTTAGATGGGGAAGGTATTGGATCACTAGGATTAGGTAGACTACTAGTGGATTTTGAAGAAAACGCAATATTTTCTTCGATGTACCCATATTTAGCTTCATGGTATTTTAATCCAGAAATCTCAACCAAATTAGGTCCAGACTCCCTAGTTATTAATACTCTAAAATCTTGGGCTTCCACTGACCCCATCTCCTCTAATATCCACATATACTCAGTAGTAGGAGTATTGGCAAATGCAGAGGTCACTACAATTTCTGTTACTGCCTCTGTAGTACCAATAGTGCTAACATCTTTTGTTTCCACCCACACATAAGGTTTCCATTCATTATCTACGTTTGCGTTTAAACAAGTCTCTTGAGTAGTCTCAGATTGTTTAACTCCAGACTGTATACAAGCCTCTTCTGTATTAATTATAGATAACTTATAAAGTTTACCCGCAGTAACAGAAGTAGGAGCATCTAATTTAATAGTAGTAGTTGTACTACCTGCCGCAGTTCTACCTCCA